CAACCTACACATCACTACAGCTTTCAGGAGCAGGAACGATTGGTGAAAACCTATCTGGCACTAAAACGTTTACGTTTTACAATGCTGCTGGTTCTGGTTCTGCCTATTTTACATTAGAGGCTATCAGAACACCTGATGGTTTTTACAACTACAGTTCACCTGTTATATCTTCAGGATCATTCAGCGTTTCCGCTTCAATGCTTCCAGGATTCATCACATCATCGAATGTGTTTTCACTTTCAATTCCTCCCGCTACATCATCGTTTACATTTGCTCCGGTAAGTGCTATAACGGGTTCTAGTTATTATTTAAGGGGAGAAGGGCAAATTACTTTGATTATCTCTTAGAGACAGTTTGGTAGGCCAATTATAAGTTTGTATATTCAATTATATAAAATAAAAACAGTTATGGATTTAAATCTAGCAAAACAAAAGCTGGCAGCTAGCCAGAACAGAGGTGGTCAACAACGCGAAAAGATTGACTACACTAAAATTTTCTTTAAACCAAAACCCGGTAAGTACGTAGTACGAATTTTACCTTCAGCGTATGATAAGGCATGGCCTATCCGTGAAGTACAGTTCCATTATGGATTTGCTAAAGGTCCAATTTTGGCTTTATCAAACTGGGGTGAAGCAGATCCAATTGCGGATTTTGCTAAAACACTTCGTAAATCATCTGATAGAGAAGATTGGGAATTAGCTAAAAAGATTTCACCAAAGTCTCGTTACTTTGCAGCTGTAATCGTTCGTGGTGAAGAACACTTAGGTGCTCGCTTATGGGAATTTGGTAAATTAACAAATGATCAGTTATTAGGTATCGCTGCTGACGAAGATTATGGTGATTACACAGACATTACTGATGGACGTGATTTTACTATTGATGCAACTGAAGATGTTGTTGCTGGTAGAAAGGGTATTAAATGTAACCTTCGTATCAAACCAAAAACAACACCAATATCAGATGACGCTGCGTTAGTAGAAAAAGTACTTAATGAGCAACCTGACATTTTAGCAATTAATCGTAGATACACTTACGATGCTTTAAAAGACATCTTGACTAAATGGTTAAATCCTGAAGAAGAAGCAACCGCTACTGAAACTCCAATCGCATCTGCTGAAGCAGAAGAAGAAGATGATTTCCTTAAAGAAATCAACAAACCAGTAACACCAGCTTACACTTTAGAGACAGGCGCAGCTAAAACTAGCAACGCTGACAAATTTAACGATCTATTCAACGACTAATTATGGCAAAAAGTAAAGACAGTTTGACCTCGATTGTATCTGAGTCACTTAAAAAATCATTTGATATTGATTCATTCAAGAAATCTAAATTTCTAGATCAATCAGTCAAATTCAAACCACAACGCTGGATTCCCCTATCCAAAGCGTTTCAAGATGTACTGTCTATGCCTGGTATTCCGATGGGCCACATAACATTGTTACGTGGTCACTCGGACACAGGTAAAACAACAGCATTGCTTGAAGCTGCAGTATCAGCACAAAAAATGGGTATATTACCCGTTTTAATTATTACTGAGATGAAATGGAATTGGGAGCATGCTCAACAAATGGGATTTGAAATGAATCCTGTAGCTGATCCTGAAACTGGAGAAATCGTTGATTATAAAGGATTCTTCCTATATATCGATAGAGGTTCTTTAAACACAATCGAAGATGTAGCGGCATTCATAGCTGATCTATTAAACGAACAAGCAAAAGGTAAATTACCATTTGATTTATGTTTCTTCTGGGATTCAGTTGGATCAGTACCTTGTCGTTTATCAATCGAATCACAAAAGAACAACAACGAGTGGAATGCTGGAGCAATGTCTACGCAGTTTGGTAATTTCCTAAACCAGAAAATTATCTTATCACGTAAAGAAAACCAACCATATACAAACACATTAGTGGCTGTTAATAAGGTGTGGGTTGCAAAACCAAACTCACCTATGGAACAACCTAAAATGAAAAATAAAGGTGGTGATACAATGTTCTTTGATTCATCGTTTGTAATTACATTTGGTAATGTATCAAATAGTGGTACTAGTAAGATTAAAGCAACTAAAGACGGTAAAGACGTTGAGTTCGCTAAGCGTACTAAGATATCGGCTGATAAGAATCACGTTACTGGAGTACAAACTAAAGGTACTGTTACAATGACAGTTCACGGTTTTATTCCTGATGACAAATCAGCAATTGATGCTTACAAGAAAGAACATTCTAAAGAATGGTTATCTATTCTAGGCTCATCTGATTTTGATATTGTTGAAGAAGACGAAATGGAAGAAAATTTTAAAGAAATAAATTTAGTAGATGTCGAAGAGTAAATATGAACAATTACTCTCTAACGTACAACCAGACATCCGAAAAGAACTAAATTCAATACTGAAGCAGATACCGAAGTAGCCACAATTGCATTCGCAACTGAAGTTGTAGATAAACCAGAT